AACGGTGACGTTCTCGTCGTCCATTTTTCTTTCCTCTTTCGGGTGAGTGTTTAAATTCCGCCCAACGCCTACCGACGTATCGGCAGGAATTGAAACAATCGATATTTCCATCGGCTCCCAATCGGTAATCCGATAGGTGTCGACGCCTTCTTTTTGCTGTTCCAGAACGGCTTCATGGATCATGTAGCCGACCGACACGTTCTGCCGGATGCCGTCGACGACATCCAGGAAGATTTCATCGGCCTCCGCATTTTTGCTGAACCGAACCACGGCGCGGCCCACTTTGTCGCTGTCGATGCGCACCGATTCGATCACGCCGATCTGCTCCTCCATGCAGTGATTGAGCAGCAAGGGCGCCGCGCGGCTGATGCGGTCCATGCGCATGGCGCCTTTGGCGTGATCCAGAATCTCTAATCCCCACCAGCGTTCGACGGGAGTCTCCGAGCTGAACGCCAGCTCTACAGTGCGGCTTTCTGCATCAATCGCGCGTTTTTCGATCTGGAAAAAGCGCTGAAACGATGCGCCTTTAATTTGTTTGGTCTGTGCTTGCGGCATTTGCATTGCCCTGCGGTTGATTGTTCGTAATTTCAAGGCCCAATTTTTTCAGCGTCTCCATATCGTTGGCCAGCTCGTCCCACACATCCTGCGGGTCGCGGCCCTGCTCGCGGATGATGTCGCTGATCGAGCGGGTGCGCAGATCCACGGCGGCGGTGTTCGCCTCCATGTCTTTCAATGGGTCGACCCATTGCCAGCGGCGCGGCTGCCAGCCGACGCGGCGGGCTTCGGCAATCTTGCGGCCGGGGATTGCGTCCAGGATGCCGTTGGCCAAGCTCTGCTCTATCCATTTATCGAATATCGGCTGGCAGAAGCACTCGACGAACCAGTCTTGGGTCGTCATCCACAAATCGCGCTCTTGCAAGGCGCCCTGGCGGAGACTGGAATAGTTGACGTTTTCGAGGTCGTTGGCCAGGGTGTTGTAGCTGATGCCGAGGCCGGTCGCGACCGAGCGCAGGCAGGCCTTGACGAAATCGCCGTATGCGGTTGACGGGTGCTGCGGATCCCAGCCCTGGAATTCGGTGTAGGGCGGCAATTGTTCGAACTCGCCGACGCCGATGTCAACCGACCTCGGCTCGTTGACTTGGTCCAGATACTCCGGCGGCGCTTCCGGGCTGGTCTTGTAAAAGCCGAGCTTACGCGCCGAGACCGAGGCGGCCGCGACTTCGGCGTCTTCGTAGGAAGACAGCACGTGCAGCCGGCTCAGGCTGGTCGATGCCCACGGCACGCCGCGCGATTGCCATGTCCATTCCGGCAAAAACAGGTGAATGATTTCCGATGCCGGGACGCGCTCATGCCGGCTTGTGCTGGCATAGCCGCTGTTAAGGCTAGGCTCTTCGGTCAGGTAGTAGGCAACCGGGCGGCGCCATTGGTCGAACTCGACGCCCATGCGGATCTCGGGGCGGCCTCGGTCGCGGCTTTGGTTGAAATTGATGTCCAGGCATTCCGGGTCGATCTCCTGCAAGGCGAACGCATACGGGTTGTCGAAGCCGGTCGCGACGCGGTAGATCGCCTCGCCGTCGCGGGCGGCGGTGCGGATCGCCTGCCGTTGCAGCATCGACCAGGAAAACTGCCCGGTCACATCGCAAACGCCGCGTCGGCTCCAGTTGTCCCAATGCTCCTCGACCAAGGCTTGCAGCTTCTTGTCGGCCTTGCCGTTGGTCATGCGGGATTTCGATTGCAGGACCACGCCGTTGCGGCCGACGACATTGGCGACGACCATGTTCAAAAATCCGCGCACATGATCGACGTTTTGCGCGTCCAGGCGGGCGCGGGCGCGTAGCGTTCTGAGGCCGTAGCGGATGTCGATGTCGGGTGGGCGGCCGGAGGTCGGCCAGTTTTCGAGAAACCGGCTGGTCTCGGCGGTTTGCCATTGGCGGACGGCTGGCATGATGATCTTGCTCATGCCAGCCTCGTTTGAATCCGGCGACCGGTGTCGAGACCTTGACGCAGCCGTTCGGCGCGGTCTTCGCTGGCGACTTCGGCGCGGTAGCGGTCGCGCAAGGCGAGCAGCTTACCGGGATCGCGTTTCATCACTCGGGTGTCGAATTGCGTTTCGATCAGGTCGAGCTGGTCGGCGGTGGCTTTGGATGACAGCAATGCCTCAATCGCTTCGAGCATCTTGCGGGCATGACTGCGATTGTCGTAGGTGGTCGCGGCGGCGAGGTTCGGCAGCACTTCGATGCGGCCCGAGCCGACGCTGATGCGTTCCGTTCCGCTGGTGACGTGGGCGACATAGTCGTATTTGCCGGCGGCGTAGGCGCCGGAGGTGGCAGCGGCGACGCCGATCACGTGCTCAGAGCCGTCGGCGCCGCCTGTGATGGTGATCTTGGCGGCGGCATTGATCAGGGTATAAACCAGCGTCCAGGTCCCTGCCGGGTAACCGAACAGCACTTTGCGCCAAGCGAGGGTGTCGCCGGCGCGGATGGAGGAGGGTTCGATGTATTCTATGTCTGCCATGGGGCTATCATGGCAGTTTTACTGTGCCAAATTAAGGCAAAAATGGCACAAATTTATATTCGATGTCGATTGAGTTTGCGGTAACTGGTTCGGCGAGAACAGCCAAGCCTTTGTTGCAGGCTTTTCGGCGTATCGGTCGGCATAACGGGCGGAGGGGCCACCGCCTTGACCGGAATGTAAACCCGCTCGCCGCCACAGGTTTTTACCAGCAGGTGCAATACCTTGTTGGCGGTCGCCTCGTCCAGTTCGGTTTTCAACGCTTCGATCATCGTATCAAATACGGAATTTGCCATGCAGGGGTGGGCGTTTGATGGGAGGAAGTTTTCTTGGCTCTGACGTAGGCTCTGCAATGCCGCGCGCTTCGCGGGCCGACTCGATCGAGACGACATTGGCGTTGTCTGGCAACGGCGCGGCCCACGCTGGCGGGGCATCCCATTTGAAGCGCTCGTCGTTCAGTCCAAGCATGCGACCTAATGCCAGAAAATAGACGTTGAGATCGAGCGCTTCGTTACGCTCGCGGATTTTTTCCCATTTGCCGTTTGCGCCGCGCGTTTCGGCGCGCAGCTCGTCGTAGTAGCTGGGTTCGAGCCAGTGCGGAAAGTGCAGGTAGAGCCCGCCCGGCAGGGAGCGGCGCAGCATGGCGTCGACGTTGTCCTTGAGGGTGTTGGTGTTGAGCAGGTAGATCGGCACGTCTTTTAACTGCCGGCCCTGGCTGTCCTTGCCGAATGAGCGGGTCACCGGCGATTTGTCGTCATTCGAACCACCCTTCAGCAGCCTGATTTTGTGCGACAGGCTTTTTTTGCGCATCCGTTTGTAGAATTGATAGGCGAAATCGGTGGTCTTGCCGTTGCCGCCGGTGTCGATGCCGACCAGGTGGATCAGCATTTTGCGGCCGTCGTGGGTTTTGTAGCTGGCATTGATGACCTTGTCTTCCAGCAGATCCCAGTCCTCCTTGTAAACGCCGGGTTCGACGCGGCGCTTTTTGCCGTTCGATTCGGTAAATGCGATGTCGAAGCGGTCGACGATCCATTGCTCTTCGCCGACGCCGACCGCATGGACTTCGACGACGAAGCGGCCGGCGCTGCCGTTTTGGATGTCGACGGTCGCGAGCATGACGCGGGCCTGCTCGGGGACGTGGTAACGCGGCAAGGCTTCGGCGCGGCTGCTGAGCGCGTCGCCGGTTTCCATTTCTGCCAGGTGGCGGGGCAGGTAGGCGGCGCCGAAATTGACGTTGACGATGGTTTTCAGGTTTTCCTCGGAGCCTGTGATGTCGTATTCGCGGTGCGCCGCAAGTAGCTTCTCGATCAGGTTGGCTGGGTCTGAATAAGCCGCAAAAGAGCCTGGGAACCAGAACGAGGCGACGCGGCTTTTGATAGATTCGCCTTGCAGGACGCCGTTTTCGACCTGGCGTCCTTGCGGAACCCAGATGCCGCTGTTGTTCATCGCCCGTTTGTGGCACGTGTCGATCAGGCAGCCGTTTTTGGTGCAGAGGTAGCGGACATTTTGCGCGGCTTGGGTATTAGTCACGCCGAACAGGTCGCGGTCGTGGACGAAATCGAGGCCGGTTTCATCCGCCGGCGGCATGAACCATTCGCCGCACTCAGGGCATTGCACATACCATCGGCGCATGTCGCCCATGTTGTACAGGGCCAGCGATCCGCCGCAGGGCGGTGCTTCGTGGGCGTAGTGGGGGCGGTGGGCCGGGTCGGTGATTTCGAAGCCGGGGGAGGTTTCGACCAAGGTCATGCCGCGACTGAGGAATTTGGCGGTGCGCTGCCGGCTGAGCGCGAACGGTGAGCCTTCGCCGTCGACGTTTTGCGTCATCCGGTCGTAGTCGGTGATCAGCACGTATTTGAGCGGCTTGCCGGAGATTTCGTTGATGGACGGCCACCGCTGGAACAGGATCGATCCGGACTTGAAGACCTTGTCGTAGGTGTTGTCTGATTTGCTGCCGGGGGCCAGTTCCTTTTTCAGTTCTTGGCAGTCGCGGAAGGCGCGTTTGATCACCTGGGTGTCGAAGTCGCGGGCGGTGCCCTTTGTGGTCTGCATGATCAGGAAGTCTGACGGATCGCACTTGATGATGTAGGCCATCGCGTTGGTGATGAGACCCTGAGTTTTTCCGGATTGCGCCGGGCCCACGAAGACGACTGCGTCATAGTCGCGGCTGGTCAGGCAGTTCATCGGCTCGATCATGTAGGGCGTCAGGTCGGGGTCCCAAGGCGAGACGCCGCCGCTTGCCGTGCGGACATTGACGTAGCGCTTCGAGGCCTCGACGACGCTGATGCGCTCGGGCGGGCGGACCATCCTGGCAATGTCGCGGCGGATCTGGACGGCGGCGGTCACAATTGCGCCTCTTCGATCAGGTTGGCCCATTGGTCGCGCAGCACGTCGATCTTGGCTTCTACGCTGGAGATCACTTTGGCGTCTATAGCGAAGTCGCGCTCTAGAATGTCTGGCAATGTTTC